TTCGAGAAAAACTTAAGAACGCTTGCAACTGGAATAGTGTACATATACTTCCAACGATACCCATCGCCAGTAGTGATGATGCTAGTGCTAGTGCCAGTAGGCTCGACAGTAGAAGGTTTACCATTAGGATCAGAGGGTGAGGTTCCATTGTAAATGCACTTGTATACTTGATACTGAGAGTTTACAACGTAAAAATCAGAATCATATAACTTAGTAGCACCTGAGGCAGCAGTTTTACTAGGAGAATAATCTTGACGATACATGTCATAGGTGAAACCTAATCCACCAGTAGTTTCTTCTGGAGAAACCCAGTCGATACGTCTTACCACCTGTACAGTGTCAGATGCAAGCACTCTTTTCAAAGATATCATGTCATCATAAGAACCAGAAAATTCAGAGAATGAATCTACTGCCTGTGGTGGCGAGTTTTCATTATCCCAAACTTGTGGTCTTCCGATAAACAAATATACTCGGTCTCTAGATGAACCAGCAGCGTCGTCGCTCTGAGTCGCATCGGGACCTTCAAGTGCCTTGATGAATTTTTTCGCTGAAAAAATTCTAAATTGATCAGTTAATAGAGCTGCCATGTCCTAGTGACTATATGTCCTCCTGTTTATTTATGCTCATTTTGAACGAACAGTTGCTAGATACTCAATTCTCTTGATACGATAGGTTGCACCTGCGTTACCAACGAGATTTTCTCCACCTAGAATTGCCTGTGCAACTGCACCTGCACCAGTAGTATCACCAGTTGCATTGGTAAATGTTACTGTAGGGTGTACGTTATAAGTTCCGTCAACTGTTTGTGGGATACCATACCCACCATTATTGATTGTTAATGAAGCAACTTGGTCACCTGCAGTTGTTAAAACTGCTGTTGCTGTAGCTTGAATGTCTCCAGTATTTTCTATCGCAACTGTTGGAGGAGCAGAATAGTTAGTACCTGGATTTTGAACATTGAAATCAACAATCGTGCCTTTTTGTGAAAATTCATAAAGATAACCAGCAATACCAATAGCAATATTACCTGTGTTATATGGGACTACGTTCTGAACAACAACTGAAGTCTCAGAAGGATCCCAAGATACTACTGTTGCTTGAACACCTGATACAGAACCTGTGACAACTTCATTAACACTATAGTTCTGTCCATTAGCATTTGCTGCATCTAAGAAAATCTTAAGACCAGCATTATGCTCAACACCATCACTTAATGCACCTGCTGTATCAACACTTGCAAACTTGAATGGAATACTACCATCTTTGATATTGTCACCAACTTGGAATAAGGTAGTGTTTTGACCACCTTGAGTTTCCTCAATACCGTATAAAGAACTATAGATACCACCATCAAGACTAATCTGATTTAAGAAATCAGTATTGGTATTGTCTAAATCTGGTATACCATCACCAGCACCAGCGTTTTCAGCAATATCAACAAATCTAGTATCTGCGATTGATCCAATAGGAACTGTTAATGTTGCAATACTACTTCCTACATTTGCCTCAGTGGTATGAGGAAGAACACCTGGTCCAGAAGATGCAGCAACACCTGCATCAAATTGAACGATAGCATCTTCAGTAGAAGGTCTACCACCATCAATAAATGCTAATTCATCAACTTCAAAAGTAACTAATAATTCTCTTGAAGCAGGATTCCAATCATATACCTTTGCAACTTTGTTATTTGCGTTTTCAACTTTACGAATTACTCTGTCACCAACATTAAACTTATAAGTTGAATTACCAAAAGAATCATTCTGACCTGCATCAAGAATTACACGTTGATCATAATTAAAGTTTACACCTCTAGTAAGACCAGAAAACTTACCTGCTGCTTTAGCAGTATAAGTGATAGTTTCTTTATTTAGAATAATTTGACCAGAACCTGGATATGCGTCTGTAGAGTCAACATATATTATCGAATCTGATGCTGTTACATTCTTAACAAGACCAGTTAAGTAAATTGTACCTGAGTTATTTGCCTGACGTGCTCTTGCCTTACGTTTAAGATTAACTAACTTAGTAAAGATGACATTTGGTGCAGATGTATATCCACTACCAGGATCTGTTACTGTAATGCTATTAATTTTACCTTGATCTATTGTTGCAACTGCTTTAGCACCAATACCACCTCCACCAGTGATCAATACAAAAGGAGGTTCTTGATAGAATTCACCATTATCTGCAATATTAATAGAAGTAACTCTACCTAAAGTATCAATTTCAGCAGCACCTTGTGCACCTTGTCCACCACCACCTTCAAAGATAAGCGTTGGAGGAGTTGCATAACTTCTACCTGATGTAAGTAGAGATAAACCAGTAACAGTTTGAACAATAGGAGATCCTACAGCACCTGTTCCTTGTCCACCTAAAATTTCTGCTCTAGCAGCACCAAAGTAATTATCTCCTTTCTTTGTCATCTTGACATAAGAAACTGTACCGTCATCATTTAAGATGACATCACCTTCAGCAAGAGTCGGGAATGAAGTTGATACTGGTGGTAGCGTGTCTCCTTCAGCAACAGGTGTGCCATACATTTTAGGACCAATAGCGTATGGATATGTAGGATTAGCACTACTATCCTCTGTCATAAAGTATGCATATGTTCCGTTTGGATACTCAGGTGTAGAGTCAAACTTACCATTATATTCATCTAGTGTTCCTACAGAAGAATCGTAAATATAATCACCAATTAAATCACCTAAAACATATCCTTCTTGAACAGTTCTAATACCATGACCTGCAGTTGTATATGCAAATAAGAATAACTGTGCAGGCGAATCAACAGGAACTGTAAACCTAAGTTCACGAGTGGTTGCCAAGTTAAATCCTGACAAATATGATTGATAGGTTACCTCGGAACCGTCAATATAATATTTAATTCCATTACCAGAATACAGATTTGCAGTATTCCCAATGATAATAGGATTTTGCCCATGCCATCCATCGTCCGTAGTTGAGATTAATAAGTGTTGACTATCATTAGATGAGTCATTTTGATTAAAGATATATGTTTTTCCACGATCCAAATCTAAAAATGATGGACGAGAACCATCAAACAAAAATTGACCATTGGAAATTGTTACAGCGTATGTAACAGTAGATACTGTATTTATTTGCGGTCTATTACCTGCTAATTCAGCATTTGTCCTTAAACGATATGATGATACTTCTCTTGCTACAGCACCACTAGAATTATATCCATAAGGACCGTAAATAGGATATCCATCATATGACATACCAAGAATTTTGGAATGTCCATTTACATGACGTGATCTATCTATAGTATTTGGATCATTAGAATCTGACTGATAAAAATCTGCAGCATAATAATTATTAGGCATTTCATGATCTTCGATCGTAGGATCTAAAATCATGTATCCTTCATCACCGTCATAACCTGACATGTTAGGGTGATTTTTACAGTAATAATAAATTTTAGCACTTTCGTCACCATTCATTATGAAGATAGGTGCATACTCATTTTCATAATCTGCAGCAGGTGCTTGTGATACACCAGTGCTTTGATAGTAGAGAGTACCTGGTGAATCATTATGAATTCCATCAGGAGTAAGACTAAACTGCATCTGATGACCTGCACCTTGTTGATTAGATGAGTCTGATTGATTCCAAATAATTAGATACTTTCTTTGAACTTTAATATTTTCTGGAGCAAAATAAAATTGACCTGGTACGAAAGGACCGAACTCATCTGCATCTGTTCCAAAATCAATATAAAAAACACCTGTTGTAAGTGCAATAGGATCAGCATTTATTCTGAACTGAAATCCATTTGAACCTAAACAAACATCTTGATCAGCAAAAGATGCACCAGTAGATACATTTCTTAAATAAACTCTTGTTACAACGTTCTGATTATTTCTTACAACTTTAGCTACTTCTCCTCTTGCATTACCAGATACTTCGTCAACTATTCTACCTACTTCAAATGCACCTAAAGTTTCATCTACTTCAGTTACATCAAGAACAATATTATCCATTTCAACTTTAACATTCCAAGTAAATACTTGAACATTACCCCAATCAAACACACCATTTTCTAATTCAAACTCTGAAATTACTTTGTTTGAATGATAATACTTAATATTACTTTCAGTGACTACATCATAATCATCCATAGATTTAACATATGGATACTTAACTACATCAATCTGTTGACCAGCTGGAGCATTACCATCTACACCCCACTCAGGTGTATGTAATAGACCTCCGTTTGCTAATATACCATTTACTCTATCATTCTGAAATGCTCTTACGCCTGGATTAGGAACATCTTTACCACCACGAAATATAAAGAATTGATCAAAAGATCTATCAACTAAAGGACCACCGCCAGGTGCTGCTTCTGCTAATGTCCAAGTTGGTTTAGGATGATTATCAGATACTATTCTAAGTCTATCTGTAGTTCCTGTGAAAGTTCCTGTAGTAGGAGAGTTTGGATGTGATTGCCAAATTCTATTGAAGTTAAATGAATTAACAACGTTAGGAGTTTCATCTTGAGGAATGATCTGCAATCTTAGAGGATCATATCCTAGACCTCTATCTAAAACACGAACATGAATAATTCTACCAGAATCAGCATCAATAATAGGATATAAAATTGCCTCTTTAGTTGGAGTTCCACAACCAGTTATAGTTAGACGTGGTGGATCAGTAGGAGAGTATCCAGATCCTCCATTTGCAACTTCAACCGCACGAACCCCAAATACTTCATCGAAGATGGGGTTGATTACAGCACCAGTACCAGGAACAGTTCTTGTCATCTATTATGCAACTACGTTAATTTGACCAGCCATCGCTGCGTGAATTGTACACTGATAATACAGTGTATTAGGAGCGTCCATAGGAACAGTCCAATAAAGAACTGAAGTTCCACTACCAGTCTGACCTGTAGTATATGGAGTTCCTGTTAAACCTTGTGTGCTTTGAATTCTAAATGGGTGTGCACCACCAGCATTGTTATCAAAAGCATATGTCATTCCTCTCATAACATATAAAGTAGGATCTGCTGTCGCAGCTGCGAAACCTGGTCCTGTAAAGTTATAACCAGATGCGTCAGGTGCAGTCAACTCCCACCATGTAATAGGAGATCTAGTAACAGTCCAATTAGTTCCATTCCAGAATAGAGAATCACCTTGAGTAATACCAGAAACATCTGTATCAGTAAGAGCAGCAAGAGTCGTAGATAACGATCCACTGAAGTTAACTGTAAGTGTGTCTCCAGAAACTGCTGTTGTAATATTAGTTCCACCTGCAATAGTTAAGGTATCACTTGTGCTGTCAGCAGTTGTTGAACCAGTATCACCTGCTACGGATGCAAAAATGTTCTGTGATGCAGCACCACCACCAGTCTCATCAGCTGGTGTAAATGCTGACCCATTCCACTTTAAAATCTGATTAGCAGTTGGTGCTACTGTTGTGGTATCTACGTCACTTAGTGCATCAATACTAGAATATTCAGTAAGAAGTTTTGCTCTGGTATCACCAACACCACCAGCTGTTATGTTGATGTTAACATATGGGTTATCGTCACCATCAACAGTAAAAAAGTATCCAGTGTAAGATGCAGCAGCTGGTGCATTTCCTAAAGCATCATACTCATTTTTATATTGAATCTTTGTTGGAAAATCTACAACTCCTGTAGTTCCATTAAAAGTATTAACAATACTTCCATTATTAATTAATACATTACCAGTTCCATTCGGATTGAGATTTATATTACCGTTAGAAGAGGATATAATAGAATAACCTGCTACATCTAGAGATGTAGTTAGTGCACTATAGTCTGAAGGTAAAAATGTTGAACCATTATATCTAAGAACCTGACCACTGGCAGGATTTGATAGAGATATATTCAAATTTGTACCATTACCAATAGCGGTATATATCTCAGTAAAATTGTCGTTAATCTTGTCACCACCAGCTCTCAGGGTATCACCTGTGTTATCATTAGCTGATGCTCCAAGACCTAGGGATTGTTTAGCCATTTCTTGCTACGATTTTTAGTTATTTATGGGGTTTCGGGGTCTACTAACTCTTCACCATACAATGAAAGGTCAGGAGCAACATAATCATCAGGAACAGTAGTGTCAACGCTGATGCCTGGATTCTGATAACCAGATCCTGCAGCACTCATTTCAACACCTGCTACCCCAACAAGTGCCTTAATATTTCCTTCAAAACCAGATATAGAATCAAGTCTAACAGTAGGTCTTGATGTATAACCAGATCCACCAGATGTTACTTGAACATTCTTAATAAATCCTGAGGTAATTACTGATTGACCAACAGCACCTTGACCAAACACAGATCCGAGATAATCGAATGTGATCAAGGAGTTAGAAGATTCAATAACAGCAACTTGTCTGTCTGCTGTCTCACCTTGAATATCAATAAAGTCGCCAGGTTCGATTGGTGGAATAATTTCAGCAGCATCAACGTCTGCCTCAGAACCAACATAAGAGAATGCAACGAAGGTTGATCCAAATCTAGGAATCTCAGAGAAGATGATTCTAGAACCAACAATCTCAAAACCAACGCCTGGTTCTTGAATAACACCATTAAGAGAAACGATGATATTATTCTCAGGTCTGATAACACTAGATTGTACACCCTCTGTAAGAGTTAGTGAGTAGAATACATCATTACGTTTCAAGTTAAATGACTGACGCAATGAATCAAACTCAAATGATATATCGTCTAACTGTCTAAGTTTACCAACATAGAATCCTGTAAACGATGCTCCAAGATCAGGTGCTTCAGTAAACTGAATAGTATCAGAGAACGCTGTATATGCGTTAGTAGCACCTGGTGGTTGTAGAATACCATTAACAAATACTAATAGATGACCTGCAGGATCTGGTAGATACTGAGTTCCATTATCTGTAGTAAGTTTGAATGTAGTTTGTGTTCCATCAAATCCTCTAAAGGAACGTTTGACACGAGCTTTAAGTTCAACCTTACCAATAATTACAGATCCATAAGAATCTGGTCCTTTGAGTCCAT